CTTCATAAGCAAATTACCATTCCAAGCGGGGAAACACCCGATGAATATGTTCATTATTTGCTAGACAGGGAATCAAGGGATGTGCCTATTGCACTACCGCACGATGCGGGGTTGGCAGGGCGATATACTTTGACAGAGCAGTCTGTACGGGAAGTTTTTGAAGATTCCTATGGACTAAACTGCATTGCAGGTGCTATATTAAACCCACCTAACGATCAAGGCAAAGTAACCAACCATAAAGCCTATGGAATCAATATAATGCGTATGGGCATGGAACGTAAGACTTTAATGATTAACGAATCATGCAAAGCATTTCTTGATGAGGCTAGAAATTACGCTATTGATGATGCGGGTAAGTTTTCTGATCCAGACGATCACATTGACTCTGCCCGTATTGGCATATTAGCGTTAATACAAGGTCATGGTGAATCTGTAGTAAGTAGGGCAAATAACTTTGCTTTTAGGCGAATTGAAGTGCCTGAAGGCAAAGTCCAAAGGATATAAAAATGCTAGATAAACAGAATGTAATCGTAGAAAACCTTGCAAGTTCATCTGGCAATCGTGGCCTTACCGAACAGGTCTGCCATGAAGTATATGTAAAAATGGTTGATTATTTGAGGCTTACACAGTCCAAGAATACATACAATCGTTTTACAGATTACCACTATCTTAATATTCCAGTATCCAATTCTACGGAACCTATCCGTGGTATTGACTACATTCAGCCTATTGTTGCGCCTGGCATTGACTACGCTACTGCCGTCATTACCAAGTGCCTGATGCCCAACGGCAAGATCAACTTTGAGTTTGAACGATTCAGTGAGATGGATGGCGACCAAGCCCGTCAAGCCACTGAGATGGTTAAATATATGCTCAATAGTAAGAATGATTCTTATCAAGTCATTCGAGATTGGGCACAAGATTCATTGCTGCACAAAAACGGCATTGTGATGGTTTCGCCCGTGCGTAGCCCTATTACGCAATACAAAGAAGTTGAAGGAACCCGTGACCAATTGCGAGTGTTTGAAACACTTGCAGGTGACAAAGGGTTAACTGCAAAACGTCAAAATATGCGCAAGGTTGACGTAGACCTTCAAGGTGCAATGCAGGAAGCTATGGCTCCCGATGAAACAATGCAAGAACCTACGGGTGATGAGCTTCAAGAAGCTTTACGCAACAACACTATTTATCGTGCCAAGTACAAGCTAACTGGCTACGAAACAAGCATTCGGGTTAAGCACGTTGCCCAACATTACTTTGTTTGTAACCCAACCATCAATACTATTCAGGATCAGGACTTTGTGGGCTTTTATGACCCAATGACTATCCATGAATGTAAAGCGCAATTTCCATTTGTAGACTTGGAATTGTTGGCTGACCATGCGGCTTATGGTCCTGCGGGGGCGTATCAGGCGGGTGCTTTGGAAAACGATTTGGCCCTTCATGCCCGTGATTCCACGCCAGTGCCAGGTCAAGGCGTTATTGCCTCCCAAGGCGCAGATCGCTATAGCCGAGTCATTATGTTAACCACAGCTTGGTTGCGTAGAGACATCGACAATGACGGAGAAGAAGAGATTGTAGAGTGCTGTTTCTCAGGCTCATACATTTTGTACGCCAAAGAAGTTGACTTTATTCCTTTGGCCAATATGTGCCCCAAGCCTATTACAGGCAACTTTTTTGGTTACTCTTTAGGTGAGCGTTTAGTTCCCCTCCAAGAGTATGCAACGGCAATTCGCAGGGCTGAAATGTCCTTTGCCATGCAATCTTCTACACCTCGTATTGGTGTCAATCCAGAATTCTTGGATGCGGAAGAGATTCAGCGTGGCGTAAGTGCCATGTTTATTTTGGATCGCAAGTTTGATCCATCCAAGCACATCTTTGAATTCCAGCCTATGCAGGGTAACTTGGCATATGTGGAATCAGCCATGAACCGATTTGAGTCGGACAAGATGGCCATGATTGGTATGACTAGCCCTAGCGATACCCTTAATCCTGAAGTAATGAAAGATGGAAACTCAGGATTTAAGCTCCAATTGGCTATGGGTCCTAATCAGTTGATCCAAGATGAAATGGTGAAAAACTGCGCCATTGGTTTACGGGATGTTATTTACATCACTTGGAAGACTTTGATTCAATATTCTGATGATTTTAATATTCAGCAATTGGCGGCTACTTGCTTAAAAGGTGCGCCATTTATGGATGCCCTATCAATTGAAAACTTTGAGTTTATTGATCGCAAAATGATTAACATTGATTTGGCTTTGGGCTTCCTTTCAGAGGAAAACCGCCTGACACGCCAACAAATGATTCTTCAGGCGCAACAGCAGTTTGCCCAAGCTATGATGCAAATTCCACCCGAAGTGCCTGAAATGTTTATTAAGATCCGTAGACCTTTTGAGGACACTTTGCGGGTATTGGGCGTTAAGGATGTGGATGCTTATTTGCCGACAATGGAAGAAGCAGTTAAGATTATGCAAGCGCAAGCAGCAAAAGGACCATCTGCTGAACAACAAGAAACTCAATCTAAGGTTGATTTGAATAAGGCTAAAACACAAGAAAGCGCAACAGTATCTGCCTTGAATATGAAGAAAGCTCAAGATATTGACACAGATGATATGTTTGAAGCTTTGGCAGCGAAGAGAGGCAAGTTAAGCTCTGTACAAGTAGATTAAGGATTGCAATGAAAAGCTTGGTATTGAATATTCGTGATTATTTTAATCGCAGGACAAAAGTTGTAGACAGTCATAAGGAGGCTCATGTAACTCGGAAGACTCTAGTTATAGAAAATGGAGAGTGCGCTAAAAGGCTCTTAAAGAATGATGATTTTGCATTGTTATTTAACCTGTATAGGTTTTACTTGCTAGAAATGTTAGAAGAAAGCAAAGACGATGTAGAACGAATTGATAATGCACAGCGTGTTGCTGGAGTCCGAGATTTCATTGAGTTCATAGAAAGAACTGAATATCTCGGTAAGGTAGCCAACAAAAATGTTGAAACTTTAACGAAATAAGGTAATATATGTCAGACGTAATCGCAAATGCGACCGCCACTGAGCAAACTGGTGTGAATCCTGTAGATGCTATCGCAGGGATGATTGCCGCCAACAGGCGTAACAATCCCCAACCCGAAGCAGTTACACCACCAGCGGGACAAGAAGAAGCGAAAGCTGAATCCCCCGAGGCGACTCCTGAAGAGGGAATCGAACCTGAAGATGGTATTGATGGGACTACGGAAACTGTAGATTCTGAGGAAACGGATGAGGCCACCGATGGTGTAACCGAACCAATTAACTTCTTGGAATTTGCAGAGCAGAATCCTGACATGATGTGGAGAATTCCCAACAAGGAAGCCGAAGGCGGTTTTGTTGAGATTCCTGTATCAAGGGCGGCTGCTATTCTTGGTCAAGGAAGTGCTATCCATGAGAATGCTCGTAAGCTTAAAGCCGAAAAAGCAGATTTTGAAGAATACGAAAGTAAACGCAGGGCTGAACTAGATGGTTTGCAAATAGGGTTGGAATTGACAATGGTTCCTCAGTTGCAACAAGCGGCTGATGAATTAGTAAAAATTCAACAATTTAACCAGCAATGGAAGCAAATCTACGACAACGCTACTGATGAAATTAGACGAAGTGAAGCTGAAGCAGCAATGCGTCAGAACAACGAGTTGATTCAGGAGAAGTCACAGTTCATTCAGGCAAATAGACCTAAAGTTCAACAGTTTTTTGATCACCGAAGTGAGGTTGTAAAGCAACAGCTTGAAAAATCTCGGCAAGGTTTTAAAGACAAAGAATTAGCGAACAAGGCAACCTTTACCGAATTACGGGAAAAGTTGTCTAAGGATTGGAGTGGTGCAAGTAACACGTTTGTGCCTGGTGTCCAAAACATTGATTTGGTTTCCAGTGACGAGTTTCTTTTAGGATTAATTCGGGATGGAATGAAGTTCCGAGAGGGTCCTAAAGTGAAGAATGCAGGAGGTTCATTGGCTGCGGCTAGTAAACCAATGGCTCGTGGTAAAACTGCTCCCGAAGATAAGACTGTCGAACTTCAAAAGAAAGCGCAAAGCGGTGATAAGAATGCGGCTCGTGACCTTTTAGCAACTATGCTTGCACAAAATAAACGCAAGCGTTAATTCAGGAGAATTTTATGTCTACAATCACCTCTACCTCGCTAGGTAATGGTAATGGCGCATACGCCACCGATATCGTTGTCAAAGACCTTGACATGACTGTTTCAAACTATGTTAAGGACCGCACACCTGTCACTAACATGGCTATGAGCAAAAAACGCAAAATCAATTCGACTTTGCACATTTGGCCTAACGACTACTTCCGTGTACCCGCACTGAATGCTAAGTTGGAAGGTGCTGCTGTGACGGCTTCTGCTGCTGACAACAACACACGTTCAAATTTGGGTAACTACACTCAGATTTTTACAACAACTATTGGCGCAACTGGTACTGCTCGTGCTGTTGAACAAGCTGGTGGCGACCCACAAGCCTATCAAGAAGTCAAACAATTGACTGAGATTATGTTTGACGTTGAGTTGCAGATGCTCCGTGCAGATGGTGCTTCTATCAAGTACTCTGGTCAAGCCGCTACTCAAGGAACTGCTCCTAATACAGGTCGCAGATTTGGTTCTTTGTTTGCTTTTGCTGGCACACGTTCTGGCAACGACACAGACGGAACTTCAGTGTTGAATTTGGCCACTTCTGATGGTGACGACACAACTTCTGCTGTTAACACAAACACACCTTTCAATGGTGTTTTGTCTAACGCAGGTTTGGGTTATTTCACATACTCAACTGGTGTCACACTGCAAGCTTTCAGCCCCGTGTTGTACAAACAATTGGTGACTGTTGCTGAACAGCGTTTTAATGCCAAGATTACCAATATGGTAGTCCCAACATCATTGCGTACCACCATCTCTGATAACATCCCTCAGAGCCGTTCTATCAACCGCTTTAACCCTGCTGACAAGGGCGACACGATTGGTACATACGAAGGTGACTTCAACTACACCTATCAAATCGATGACTCATGGGTTATGGATCAGACAGGTTCCGACAACACATCAATTCTGTTTATGAATCCTGATGTTGTTCAGTGGGGTTCTTTGCGTGAACTTGGTCCTAACAATGAAGTGTTCTCAAATGCTGACGCTTCTTTGGATCAGTACATCATGGAAGGTACATTGATTGTTCGTAACCCCGCAGGTGTAGCTGTTTTGGCCGCTATGACTACTGGTGCTGTTACAACAACTGCACGTCCCACTGCTCAAGTTAAGCGTTACTTGGCATAAACAAAAGGGAGCTAATAACTCCCTTTTCTTAATCTTTTTATCAAGGAAAAATTATGGCAACGATTACTTACAAACCATACAACACCGCTTTTACAACTGATGTAACAACTGGTGACGTTACTGGTGTTATTGCAGAGCAAGCACAAGTTCAATATTTCCCCCGCACTTTGGGTTCAAGCGGTATCCCCGTTATTGTTGCTAACACTGGCACTATTGCCACTAACGGCACAGTAACTTTGGGCACTGCACTCCCAACTACATACGCAAACGCTTTTGTTTACTTTCCTGCTTCCGCAGTGAGCGGTGATTCAACAGGCGGTTTGTACTATGTTGTGTTTTCTAGCACTACTGTTGGCGTTGTTTACGCTGGCAAGTATGGTGTAGCAAATGGTGTCGGCTCTGTTGCATTCCAACCTGCTGTTCCTACAGGCACTTTGACTGCAGTTACAGGTTCTAACAGTTCTTTCACTGGTTCTACCACTGAAACTACACTGATCAACATCACTCTTCCCGCTGGTTCTTTGGGCAACAATGGTTCAGTCCGTGTTGTGTCCAACTGGGCTTGCAATAACTCTGCTGGTGCTAAAACTGGTACTGTTTATTTGGGTGGCACTGCTATTGGTACTGCATCTTCATACACTACTTCCACTGGTGGTAGCTCTATGAATGCTTTCCGCAATCGTGGCATTTTGACTGCTCAAGTTAGTCAATTAATTGGTGGTGCATCTACATCTGCTGCCGTTTACACTTCAATCGATACATCTATTAACAAGGCAATCACCATCACTGGTGATACTGCTACTGCTACAGATCACATCGTGCTTGAAGGTTACATGGTTGAGATGAATACTAAGGATTAATCATCTTTACTGAAAGGGCTTCTTTTGAGGCTCTTTTGGCAAGGAGTAAAGCATGGAATTGAATCTTAATAATGAAGAAGCCAAAGTAAACGAGGATTACTACACAAAGGGTATTCTTGAGGCTGGCGTAGAGGGTGTGTTAATTAAAAACGACAAGATGTTCAACGAGGTTAAATCGGGAACTTGGTCGCAAACATTTAATACACCTAACATGAATTACAAAGTTGGGGCTTTAGATGGTGAACGCTATGTCCAATATGAGCAAAAAAATGTTGAATCTGTTAGGCAGTATTGCAAAGACCGCAGGGAATTTTATAAAGCTATTGGCACAACGGATAACCCTTTATTTGCGGGCACTTTTGAAGCGATGAATTTACCCAAGTGCTTTGCTCATGAAATAAGCTCAAAATGGTTTGACAACAGACCTTGGGAATTGATCAAAATGGACAAAAAAGACAAGATTCTTTTTTACGCAATTGTGAACCAGTTTTACAGTGATTTTGTTTGCCACCCTAGCGGAAAAATACCACTACCCTATAATCCTATTGTTCCGACAAAGTAAGGACTTTTTATGGCTCTTTTTATCCAATCTGGCAACGCTCTAGTTAGCCGAGTAGCACAATGGGTAGGAGCCATTCCAACTACAACAGGTATTAATGCTACAGCATTTAATTCAGCAACCAATGTCATTACGACATCTGCATCTCCTGTTGGTATTGTTATGGTTGGTGATTTTATTGGTACAAGCGTTTTAAAGTCTTACACTACAGTTTTGGCAGTTACTTCAACTACCATTACAGTAAGCGATATTGAAGACATTTGGGCAAATAGTACATACCCTGTAGCTATTCTTAAACTGCCAACTCAATCCACATCAGAAATTATGTCTTGCATTCAGTTATGTGAACTGAAGATGAGAACAATTGAGTTACCTGCTTTGCGTTCAGACCCCTATGGTGGAACACCTGCAACCTTGCTGACTGATGCTCAAGGCATGGCAGATATTCCTGCCGATATGAACAAACCTATTTTGTTTTTTCAAGAAACACCTAATAGTTCTGTTGCGCCAGGTACTCCCGCTGCTTCTATGGGCCCTTGGATTATTTATGACCGAGTTGGTGACCGAGAAATTATTCGCAGACGCATGATTGACCAACTCTATGTGCGTCCTTTTGGCGTACCACGGGTTATTCGTGCTTCATTTTCTGAAGTTGGCCAGAGATATGTGTTCACGCCAAACCCTGGTGAAAATGTAAGCATTAAAGCGTATTACCAACGCACATTTCCGTTTTTGTTTGGACCAACAGGTGACACTTTAGAACCTATTGTGCAAAACAATGCTGCTTTGGCTTCATTTCCTGAAGGTTATATGTATGGCACATTGTGGGCTTACTATGACAAGAATAAAAACAACGAAGAAGCTCAAAAATGGAATGCTAGATACGAAGATTCGTATGGTTTGATTCAAGATCAGAACTTTAAGGGTAAATGGCTTGGTGGTGATCAACATTTGACATCTGAATTCCAACCTCGTAATTACCGCTATTCGTTCAAGTAAGGAAAAATTATGGCTACAAGTATTTACGGAAGTTCGGAATCGGTTGGTTTATACGGCAACACTGTTAATTTTGGTGGAACGTATTTTGAATGGTTTATTTTCAAAGAATCAGCCACTGCGCCAGCCACACCAACAGGTGGTTCTTGGAACTTTGCTACTAATGTAGGTGTACCTCCTACAGGTTGGTCAACAACACCGCCTACCAGCCCAACAAATGTGGTTTGGGCTTCTATTTCACTTGTTAACTCACGTTCTTCAGCAACATTAACTTGGACTACACCTGCATCTTGGGTTGCGCCTGGTATACAGGGCCCCACAGGTCCCACGGGGCCCACAGGAGCCACAGGAGCCGCATCAACAGTAGCAGGTCCCACGGGAGCAATTGGCCCCACAGGAGCCAGCATAACGGGCCCCACAGGCCCCACGGGAGCTGCATCAACTGTTGTAGGACCCACAGGTAGTGTAGGACCTACAGGTGCAAGCGTAACGGGACCTACGGGACCTACGGGAGCCGCAAGTACAGTAGCAGGACCTACAGGCGCAGTTGGAGCCACGGGACCCACGGGAGCCGCTTCTACTGTAGCAGGACCCACGGGACCCACAGGTGCAGTTTCTACAACGCCAGGTCCTACTGGTCCCACAGGAGCATCTGGCTCTGGTTCTGGAACAGTTACTTCAGTAGCTTTAACTGCCCCATCTATTTTTACAGTAAGTGGAAGCCCTATTACTGCAAGTGGCACATTGGCTTTGACATACAGTGGCACTGCATTGCCTGTTCTTAATGGCGGTACAGGTGTTACGGCATCTAGCGGTGCTAGTTCTGTAATGTTGCGTGATGCAAATCAAAATACATTAATCAATTCAATAACACAAGGATTTGTTAATGTAGCGGCAGCAGGGACAACAACAGTATTAACTGCGGCATCTGCTCCTAATTATTGTGTTACAGGTTCTGGTGGTCAAACTTACCAACTTCCTAGTGCAACAACTTTGACTGCAGGAAGTAATTACTTTTTTAACAATAACCAAACTAGCGGAACTATTGTTGTTCAAAATAATTCTGGAACTACAATTGCAACCATTCAATCGGGTGGTTATGTAGAAGTTTTATTGTTAGTTGCAACCCCTGCTGCAGGTACATGGGACGTTCACAATTACGCACCTCCTAACGTATCTTGGTCAACCAATACATTTGATTATGCGGGATCTATAACTTCTGCGACATGGAATGGTGCAACTGTTGCTGTAAATCGGGGCGGTACAGGTGTAACGACTTCTACAGGCACTGGTTCTGTAGTATTGTCTACATCACCAACACTTGTAACACCTGCGCTTGGAACACCTAGTGCATTGGTTGGCACAAACATTACTGGCACTGCGGCTGGTTTGACTGCGGGAACTGTTACAACAAATGCCAACTTAACTGGTGCAGTTACTTCAGTTGGAAATGCCACATCATTAGGATCTTTTAGTTCTGCCAATCTTTTAGCGGCTTTGACCGATGAGACGGGAACTGGTTCTGCAGTATTTGCAACTAGCCCAACATTGGTCACGCCTATTCTTGGAACGCCAACTAGCGTGACATTAACAAATGCTACTGGTTTGCCAATTAGCACTGGTGTGTCAGGTTTGGGTACTAATGTGGCAACATTTTTGGCTACACCAACAAGTGCCAATTTAATTTCTGCCGTATCAGATGAAACTGGATCAGGTTTATTGGTGTTTAACACAAACGCTGCACTGACAAACCCAACAGTTACAAGCTACACAGAAACTGTTTATGCGTTATCAGGCACTGCCATTGACCCTGCTAATGGCACAATTCAGACCAAAACACTTGGTGCAAATACTACATTTACTGAATCACTTGCTGATGGTCAATCTGTTGTGCTGATGCTCAACCCTATTACATACACAGTCACTTGGCCAACAATTACTTGGATTAATACGGCTGGCTCTGGCTCTGCACCGACACTTGAAGCATCATCAACAAACGTGGTGATCTTGTGGCAAGTTGGTGGAACAGTTTATGGTAATTGGGCAGGGAGTGCTTAATGTTCTTAGCTAACAAGTTAAACAAGGGGGCTGGTTCTCCTGCCCCTGCCGCAGACGCACAATTTAACTATGTCACCATGCTCTTACATGGTGATGGGACTAATGGCGCACAAAACAATACGTTCTTAGACAGCAGTACAAACAACTTCACCATTACCCGCAATGGCAATACAACCCAAGGTTCTTTCTCGCCTTATGGGTCTAATTGGTCTAATTACTTTGCTGGTGCTGTTGGTTCGCCTGATTACATTACCATTCCAAGTACAACAAATTTAAATTTAACAGGCGATTACACTGTTGAATGTTGGTACTTACAAAACTCTATTCCCAATCCCACAGCCTATGGTTTGATTTTTGGGACTACTTTAGGTGCTGTTGGTGTAACTGAAGTATCTTTTTTTATTGATTATCCTGGCACTGGCTTTAACTGGGGTAGTTTAAATTCAGGAGTTAGCCCTGTTGCTGGAACTTGGTATCACCTTGCTGCAACTAAAAGTGGTTCTACAACAAGAATTTTTGTGAATGGTGTATTAGCCGCTAGTAGTACAACGGCAGATACGCCCCCATCAGGCGTAAATTGGTATATTGGTTCTAGGCCAACTGGTTCAGCAGGAGGTGTTTATTCCATATCTGGATATGTATCTAATTGCAGAATTGTTAAAGGTACAGCGTTATACACATCTAGTTTTACGCCATCAACAACACCATTAACGGCGGTTTCTGGAACGCAATTATTAACTTGCCAATCAAATCGGTTTGTTGATAATTCTGCTAATTCTTATGCTTTAACTCTTACAAATTCACCAAAAGTTCAACGCTTCAACCCATTTGGTGCTTCTACCGCCTACTCCACAAGCGTGATTGGTGGGTCAGGGTACTTTGATGGTGCGGGTGATAGTTTACAAGCCCCTAGTGGTGCAAGCATTTCGGGAACAGGTGACTTTACTGCTGAGTGCTGGATTTATCCAACTACTGTGCCAGGTTCTTACAATGTTATTGCTTGTAGTGATACAAATACAGGTTTAACTATGTTTGGGTTATATAACAACGGCACTATTTTTATGGGCCGTTCTTTGGTAGATGTACAAGCAACAACAAGCAATAGTGTTAATTACAACGCATGGAATTACCTTGCTATTACTCGCAGTAGTGGAACTTTAAGACTTTTTATTAATGGCGTTCAAGGATTTTCTGGTTCTATTACAACAAGCTATAACTCAGGAACTGTTCGTTTTGGAACTGATGGTGGTGGCTCATCATTACCATACACAGGGTATATTTCTAATTTTAGAATTAACCCAACCACAGCAATTTACACATCTGGATTTACGCCTCCAACTGCACCAACAACTGCAATCAGCGGAACATCTTTGTTGTTAAACATGACCAATGGCGCAATCTTTGACAACGCCATGATGAACAACTTAGAAACTGTGGGTGCGGCACAGATTTCTACAAGTGTTAAGAAGTATGGAACAGGGTCAATGTATGTTAATGGACAAGGTAACGAAATTATTTGCAATACAAATAAAGCAAATATTAGTTTTGGTACTGGAGACTTTACTATTGAATGTTGGATGTACACAGGAAGTTCAAGTGGACAGAATATGCTCTGGTCATTTGACTGGTTTACTGGTGTAGGTGGGTGGGCGTTTTATCTTGAAACTTATCTAGGTTCTGGATTAGTTTTCCATGACGGAACAGGACAAAACAAAGCATCATGGACTTGGTCTACAAACACTTGGTATCACCTTGTTGCTTGCCGAAGCGGTACATCTTTGCGTTTGTTTGTAGATGGCACTCAACTTGGCTCTACATTTACAAATTCAACCAGCGTTAATGCTTTATATGATAATGTGAAAATTGGTTCTAATAATGAAACCTATACGATTGGTTTTACTGGTTACATAGATGACCTACGCATCACTAAAGGCTATGCCCGATACACAGCAAACTTCACACCGCCAACTGCGGCATTCCCTAACACTGGCCCATACTAAGGAACTACTATGCAAGTAGCAATTTTGACAACACCCATTACAGTTGGCGATTATCGTGAACTGTTTAGCAATACATCGTTTCCGACTAGTGGCCCAAGTGATGAATTTTTAACTGCCAACAATGCCAAGAAAGTTAACACTTTTAAAACGCATGATCGACTAACACAGAAGTTGGTTTCAAGTGCGGCTTATGATGATGGTGAATTTGTTTGTATGGTTCAAGTGGCAGACATGAGTGCCGAGGAAATACAAGCCGCCAAAGACTCTGCAATGGCACAATTAAGAGCCACACGCAATGCTTTATTGACAGCTTGTGATTGGACTCAGATTGCTGATTGCACCATTCCTAAGAAGGCTGAATGGGCTACATATCGTCAAACTTTGCGTGATTTCCCTGCAACTTTGTCTGATGCAAGGGCAACTGTCACATGGCCTCACAACCCTGATTGGGTTGAGCGCACAATTTAATAATATTGGAATAGCAATGAAAATAGCCGTGTATGCAATATCCAAAAATGAAGAGCAATTTGTTCAGCGTTTTTGTGATTCAGCAAAAGATGCAGACCTGATTCTGATTGCAGATACAGGCTCTACTGATGACACTGTAAAACTAGCATTGGAATGTGGCGCAAAAGTGCATGATATTTGCATTAGCCCTTGGCGGTTTGATAAAGCTAGGGATGCTGCCCTTGCCATGATTCCCCGTGATTTTGATGTATGTATTAGTTTAGACCTTGATGAGGTTATGGAAGAAGGTTGGCGGAAAGAGATTGAGCGGGTTTGGACTGCTGAAACAACTCGTTTGAGATACAAATTTGATTGGGGCAGTGGAATATCTTTCTTTTACGAGAAAATTCACCACCGCCATGGATACCATTGGCATCACCCCGTCCATGAATATCCCCGTCCTGATGGCAGAACCCATGAGGTCTATGCCCATACGGATATGCTTTTGGTCAGCCACCATCCTGATCCAACAAAGTCTCGTGGCCAATATATGCCATTGCTTGAGTTGGCTATTAAAGAAGATCCACACTGCCCCAGAAACGCTTTTTACCATGCACGGGAACTTACCTTCTATTCCCGTTGGCAAGAGGCTATAGAGGCTTTAAATCGATATCTAGCTATGCCTGAAGCTACTTGGCCTAATGAACGATGCTATGCCATGCGTCTGCTTGGTAAAGCACATGAAGAATTGGGCATGATCCATGAAGGTTTGAAGTGGTACAGATTAGCTTGCGCTGAAGCTCCCGATACCCGTGAACCTTGGTGTGAGTTGGCCACAATAACTTACAGGTTAAGTATGTGGCCTGAGAGCTATGGTGCAGCACTTTCAGCCCTCAGTATCACTGATAAACAAGCCGTCTACACCATGGATCCAAGCGTTTGGACTGAAAAACCATACGATTACGCAAGTATTGCCGCTTGGAGGCTTGGGTTAAAAGATCAGGCTATCGAATTCTGTAAGAAAGCTTTAGAATTCAACCCTACAGACACCCGTCTATTGACTAATCTTTCGCAGATGGAAGAAGTGACATGAGCGATTATTCCCGCCTCCGTACTCCATTTACATCAATGAGTTTTACTCCTGATGTGCCTAGTAACGCTTTAGGACCAAATGAGTACAACAGTGGGAAAAATATTGAAGCTGATGTGCGCTGCATAAAGAAAATCTTTGGTGAAATTCAAATTGCTTCTACCATTACTGATATGCCCATCTTTATGGAAGGTGGATTCCGCTCAGAAACCTCTTGGGTTTACATAGTGGCTACCCGTAATTCATCTAGCCAAGGTAAATGGTTCATGATTACTGCTACGGGTATATCCAACATAACGCCAGGCGTGGGAGCTAACCCCAATGTGTTCCTTTCTGGCTACACCGAGGACATAAATATCACCACTTCTTGGGTTGGTAATGTATTTTTTATTAATGACACTCTCAGTAATCCCATGTATTTCTTGCCAACAAGCAATGAAATTACAGTAACTTCTGATGCTGCATGGAATTATGATGTTGGCGTAACATCTACAAGGGCAGGATTTGTCCGTAATTTCTGCTCACCTAACGTGGGCAACATCCTGATTGCAGGTAACTTGACCAAGGTTATTGGTGGAACAACTTATAACTATCCAACAACAGTTCGGTGGTCACAAGCTTTTGCTAATACAGGCATTCCTGCAACATGGGAA